TGGCTCGCAAGAGCCAGGAATGCGAAGAGCACGCGAGGTGCTCCTGCATTGTTCGTCTTAGATGACGTCAATGTGCGACTTGTCCTAAGCGCAGGATTGGAACGGGAACCCCTTCCTGTATGAACCCGATCGCGCATAGGAGAGTAACGAGTACTCGCCCCCACAGCAGCCAAGTAAGGCTGGTGCAGACCCGATCGTACCTTGGGGAGACTAGGGAGTGATCCCTAGTGAAATGGTAACCCCTCCCCTTCCCGGGGAGAGGGGCGGTCGGGTGCGAGAGACGTAGAGATACGCCATTGAGCACATTACAGTGGTCTCCGCACGTTACGGAGGTACCTTTGCTGTCTTCCTATGGACCTTGTTCGGTAACAGGCCTGATCGCCTTGGAAAGCGATTACATAGGGTCTGGAGTCGGGCAAGGGGAGGACAGGAGCTGGGATCCCAGTTCGGCACTAGAGTGATCTAGGTCCAGAGAATCGCTTCCCAAAGCGACCACGTTTGCCGAAAGGCGAACCTGCAACCCATCGGATCCCTTACTTGGTTGGGGTCATAGGGATGTAAAAGAGGCAATCGCTGAGTTCCTTGGTAGTGATACCTTGGAGGAGCGAAGACAGCCCCCGGCTGTTTAGCGAAATCTACCCGCAAGGGTAGGGGTCTTATCGAACCTTGATATAGCCTCTATTAACCCTAAGTGGCTAACCACCACGAGCTTGCTAAAGCGACCTGCAGCCCTCTTCTGCTAAGGCGGATCTGGGAAACTGAAGGGTTAACGGTCCATGTTCGGGGACAAATAAAATTTATAATAAATTTTACTTTATGAGAACAAATATTAGAGATCTTTACAAGATTCTAATCCCTCATACGCTAACTTGGTCCTTCTGTGTAAAAGCAGAAGCAAAACTGGTGGGACTTCTCTTACGAGCGGTCCCATTGGTCTTTGGGCAATTAACAAGTTCTAATGTGAAAGTTACCTGGGGTTTTGCCCGTAACTGTGTGAAACTGTATAAGAGACAGGGGCCGAGAGGTCTGGCTATTCACCTGAAAGCTTGTGGGGTGCTGCTACAGCATTCTGCAGGTGGGATGGGGGATGCCAGCACTTGGGCTCTGGGCGCCGCAGTCTCGAGGACCCGCCGAGGGATACCACGGATCATAAACCCGCAGCATCGCGTGGCGATCCTCAAGGGTGATGTTAGTGTGATTCGGTTTTGGCTTACTCTTTTTGGGCTCTACCGCGTGGTGGAGTTCAAGGGAGCGTTGAAGCTGGGTACCATTACTTTACCTGGAAAGGATTTAAGCGGATTCTTGCCGGAATGGTCGCAGTGGGTCCCTACCTTCTATGAGAAAGCTCGGCTTATCACCGGAAACCCATGGAAGGTGGTTCCTCATAAGCACCTGAGTCCGACGCGCATACCGTTTATGCAGAAGTCTTCCCCGAACTCGGGGGGGTTTACCTCTGTAATGGGGCTTCTGTGGGACGTGCTCCTCCTAGGAGCCGAACCCAACATGTTTGCCGCCGTAAAGGCTTGGCTAGTGGGAGTAGATGGTATTGAGTTAACCTGGGCCTTCAACGGAGTACTCAAGGTCTTGGACCGGTGGATAGCCCATAAATGGGCTATTGCCTTTGAAAAGATGAGAGATGACTTCCAGTCTAGGATGGATCCACGGGAAACGACCCCAGGGGTGGATGGTATGCCGGAAAGATATACTCCATTCGGGATCGTCGTGGGGTGGACGAATGTTAGAGGTACCCCTACCCTACATCCGTTCCTCCCTTTTGACGGTGATTCCAAAATTTTGTATCGCTCATGGTATATTGACCACTTCTGGGGGAAACCCCTCTGGTTCGGTCGGCTCGCGTTCTTAGAGGAGCCAGGTAAGATTCGAGTTGTGGCCATGGTGTCACTTATCACTCAAACGCTTATGGCCCCCCTGCATAAGTGGATATTTTCTATGCTAAAGCTCATACCCACTGATGGGACTTTTAACCAGACTCGTCCGGTTGAGCGTCTCATCGAATCCTTTAAAAAGGATGGGCATTGGGTGGCATCATATGATTTGTCAGCGGCGACGGATCGGCTGCCACTGCGGTTGCAAGTGGACCTTTTACGACCGCTTTTAGGTGATAAGTTAGTAGATCTGTGGGCTTATATCCTCGTATCGCATCCCTACGGTCTCCCACGTATAGCGGGGAGCTATAACCTGGGGTACAATAAGGTGTGGTACGCGGTTGGACAGCCCATGGGGGCGCTATCTTCGTGGGCCCTGCTCGCGTTGACGCACCATGCGATTGTGCAACTAGCCGCTTATAGGGTTTACCCTAAGGAGCTAGGCTGGTTCTTGATGTATGCAGTACTTGGTGACGACGTGGTCATTGCTGACCGCCTCGTTGCACAGGAATACCTGCGAATTATGGAGGAGATTGGGGTAGAGATTAGCTTAGCAAAGAGCTTGGTCTCGAACCAGTCGAGTCTCGAATTTGCAAAGCGGACGTGGGTCCGTGGGCGGGATTGCAGCCCAATTTCCCTTGCTGAGCTTCTGGTTGCTTTACGCAACCTTGGCTCTCTGGGGGAACTGGTCGCAAAGAACATGAAGTTCGGAGTGATCCGAATTTCTTCCGTAGCACGTTTCTGTGGCTTCGGGTACCGAAACTTAGCGCGACTGCCAGTTGCGTTAGGCGTAGGGAACCGTCTAACTGGGGTGCTGGCTTATCTTTGCCGTCCGGGCGGTGTCTGGCCAATGTCTTTTGAGGCATGGTTAGGTGCTGTTGCACCGGGCGGAAAGGACGGATCATTGGTTGACACGCGCGCTTGGGCGACGGCTCAGAGCGTGTGGAGTACGATGATTCGGATCCTTCACAGGCGATTGGATAAGGTGGAAATGATGCTCCGGGCAGTAACCGTATGGTCGATGTCTCAGGCTTCATACCTTGCCCCCAAGGAGGATGAACCTGTTACACCTACTGTAGGCGCTACTCCCCCTCTAGGAGTTCCGGACCGAACACCAAAGGCCCGAAAACCAATGGTACTACGTCCGTTCTTCTCCGAGAGCCTGAGAGAGTTCTTTGGGATGGGTGTCGGCGAGGAAACGGCCGGCATATCGCCCGTCCTGGATGCATTCTCGACGGATTGGATTGCTTACCCTTACACAATCGACTTGCGCCGAAGGTTCGAGATAATCAGTGAAACCCTTCAAGTACTGGATCCAAGGGCTATGCCCGTTTGGTCGGATCTAGGGAAACTGTGGGACGAAGTAATCGAGGCTGAGGAGGGTATCAGTACCCTCCCCACGCAGGTGGAGTTCGTCCGTAGAGATACGGACATACGTGCTCCATCCACAAGGCTGATAACCATGTGGAGAAAACTCCGTGCCCTGGCGAACCGAGAGGTCCGGCCATCCGTTACCATTGGAACTTCTTTCTCCGAGCGGCCCATGCCGCGTTGGAGACGTCCTGGGGCCTAGTCAAAGGCCTTGGGATGGAACACCCAAAGTTAGGATCCGGGCACTATCAGTGTCCCGGCCTACCAAATAGATGTGCGCACCTAAGCGCTATCCAGCCTGGG